AGACTAGCATTTCATGTTTTCCGCATTTAAATGGATCCTTTTTTATTTATGGGTGGCCCAAGCTGCATGGCACCTTCCAGCCTGTTGTTATAGAACACCCCAAAATGCAACTGGCTGTTTGGCACCACCTTGCCAGAATAGTGCAGCCTGCGGATTAAGGCATTGGCATGCTTTGCAGGTATAGGTTTTATGATTAGGTCTTTTGCAGCCATGGTGTTGTATGGTGGAGGTACCAGGAATTGAACCTGGAAAGGGTTGCCTATGGGCAGGCAGCCATTTGTGCCCCTGCACTACCCCCACATTGCCACTCCTGGTTTTTGCGAAATACCGTTGAGTCTTTTGGGTAAGGCTGTGCCAGCTTCTGCAGCCTTCGCCTTATGCCTTTGTCAATTGGATATATATAATAGTATCGAAACGAGTTAATTATTTGACCAGGGCCAAACAACTGCTCGCCAATTTGCTGGGGTGTTTTGCCTTTGGCCTTAACCCTACCAAACCGCATGGCTGCAATTATGTTTTTGTACTCGCCTGCTGCAGTAAGGTAAAAATCATCACACTTGGTTTTGCCAAAGTACAGCCAGGCACTTGCCTGGTACACTATGCCACAATCATTTTTGCAGCCACCTGCATGGGTAAAAATTATTTTAAGGTTGGTGTTTTGCTTGAACAGCTTAATTATTTTGGCCAGCACCCAGCTTTCACTGTTGTGGCCGTATTGGTCGCTTATCCACAGCCTTTGCATTTCAATGTACTGGGTGGGGTCAATATCATGTACCAGCTTTTTTACCTTTTGCTCTGTGCTGCTGCTGTAACCAAACACGGCAACCCCTGCCAGTTTATTGGTGGTGGTGTCGTAAATGCCCAGGTGCACCTTTGCACCCTGGGGAAAGGTTTTCATGTAATGGTTGTTAAGCACCAGGCTTTTGGCAACTTCCCTGGCAATGGGCTTAACATCAAGTTTCTGGTAACTCGGCATGCTGCAGCCACCCCTGGCACACAAATGTTATTGCATTGCCATTTGCATTTTCGTTTAAGTCGCTTTCATAATCACCCTGCTTTGCTTTGGCCAGGGCAGCCTCAACAATGTCTGCCTGGTCGTTGTGCAGGGTAAATGTTATTTGCCTGTAATCGCCTTTAGGCCCACTGCCCAGGTCTGGGAACCCAACATCGTCAATTTCCCCCATGCCTAACAGTTCCTGTTCATTAAACCCAAGTATGTCCAGGTTAAAATCCATGTCCTTTAGGTCGCCAATTTCCAGGCTTAACAAGTCAAAATCCCAGGTGGCCTCCTGGCCCACCCTGTTGTCGGCAAGCCTGTAAGCCTTGGCCTGGTTTGGTGTAAGCTGGTCTGCAATTACAATTGGCACCTGCTTCATGCCAAGCTGCTGGGCAGCAAGCAACCTGGTGTGGCCAACAATAATTACCATTTCCTTGTCAACCACAATTGGCTGCTGCCAGCCAAACTCCTTAAGGCTGCCAGCCACCAGGCTTACTGCAGCATCGTTTTTCCTGGGGTTTCGTGAATATGGTATAACCGTTTCGGTTGGTACCATTTTTACCTGTAAAGCTGGTTTTGTTTTGGTGGGTGTTTTTTTTGCCATGGCTTGCCCATAATTAGTTGACTAAAAAAGCCAAGGTACAAATGGCCCTGGCTTTTTATAGTTCAGTTTTTTTACTTATTTGTCAAGCTAATATACCTTAAAAGGGCACATCATCGTCAGGTGGTTGTGGTGGTTCGTATTCGCTAAGGTCAGGTGGGGCACCATTGTTTTGCCTGGGCTGGCTGCTGCCACCTTGCTTGGGTGATAACATTTTCATTTCCCTGGCAACCACCTCTGTGGTGTACCTTTCCTGGCCCTGGCTGTCTTGCCACTTCCTGGTTTGTATTTTGCCCTCAATATAAACCTTGCTGCCCTTGGCTGTGTACTCCCCCATAATTTCGGCAAGCCTGCCAAAAGCAACCACCCTGTGCCACTCGGTTTGTTCCTGTTTTTCACCATCCTTTTTCCAGGTTTCTGTTGTGGCCAGCCGTAGGGTGGCAACTGCTGTGCCGTCCTGGGTGTACCGCATTTCTGGGTCTGCACCCAGGTTGCCAACTAAAATTACCTTGTTTACCATTTGCCATGCCCCCTTATTCGTCTTTAAAAAGTTCACCCTGGGCATCGTCTTTTCTTGCCTGCACCAGGGCATTGGAAATGTCGTTTAGGTCTTTTTGCAGCTTGCTTACCTTTTCGTCACTTAAGGCCTTGGCCACCTTTTCCATGGCCTGCCTGCTGGGTGGGTCTGCATCCCCAACCTTAAGGGTTTTGGTAAATGTTTCATAAGCTGCACTGCACAAGGTGTCCTTGTCGTCCTTTGCCTCGGCATAGGTGTTGTAAGCGTCAACCATTGCCTGCATGCACACTTTAAATGGGGTGTCCGTTTTCTTGGCCATTGCCTTTTCTCCTTCACAGTTGGGGCAACCGTATTTACCCAGGCTGGCTGGGTGGGTGTGCCCACAGTTACATTGCATGGTGGCAGCAGGTATGTGTATGTGCTGGTGTTCCGACCAGCCACACTCCACCTGTTGCCCTTTTATAATTTGGGTAAAACCACAGTACCCATTGCCCTTGTCTGCAAACACATGCTTTTGCATTTTTGCCATAGCTTAGTCGCCAACCCCCAGGCCACCAATACACCTTGGTATTTCCTCGCCAACCGTGTCTGGTATCCTGGCTTCAACCTGGGCCTGGTAATCGCTTACCCTGTTAATAAGCAGCTCAATACTGTCAATGTGCTCCTGGTTGCAGCCCAAATCTTCACAAGCCAACTGGTATGCCCTAAGTGCTGGCACAACTGCCATGTCTTTTGCACACAACAGCACTGCGTCTTTTTCCGTATAAAACTTTTTGTTTACTGGATTAACTGCCACAAATACAAATTTCCTGTCAATTGTTTGCATAGCCTTTTCTCCTTTGGTGTGGTTATGGTGTTTTTTCATAAAACCTGGAATCGTTTACAGCAGCACTGCAAAAATTTTGTGTTGCAGGCACACTTGCTTGGCACCTGTCGTAAAAGCCACAGTTGGCACAGGTTTTACCATTTGGGTGTTTAATTGCTTTTAGTACAGGTCCTGGGTGGCCTGCTGCTGCCTGCTGCCTGTTTTGGTATTTGCCCTCAATAACCTTTACAAGGTTGCTGGGCCTTACCAACCATTCAAGGTCTGCATAAAACGGCTTGTCGGTTTTGCCTGTTAAAAAATCAGACTTGGCAACCTGTTTAAAATAGTTGTGCCACCAGGTTGGTGTTTGCCTGGCTGGGTCTTCCTTCCACCTGGCCCTTAACATTTTTTCCCTGCTTGCCGTCCACTGCCTTACCTTTGGCAGCATAGGGCAATACTTGTGGTATAAAAATATAATTTCCTTCTGTGGGCAAGGTGGCACCTCTTTTTTGGTGCCACCAGGTGGTGGCTTGTCACCACCATTATCTTTTGGTATTGGAAGTGGAGAAGGAGACGGGGCACATGCACTGGGCATGCTTGGTTCTGCTTGCTGCATGCTTGGTGCATGCTTGGTGCATGCTTGCTGCATAAGCCTTTCTGCCTCTGCTGCCCCATAATGCTTTGTCAGTGCAGCTTTCCTGGCTTTATCCTGTCTTTCTTTTGACCCCAGCAACCATGGCTGGTGCTTTTCCCAATCATGGCATTTAAAGGTTGTGCCACCAATGCCCATGGTTAAAACATCAAGCCAGCCACTTTTAACCAGGCCCTGCACAAACATATCTGGCTCACCATCCCAGTTGCCATAATCGGCAATGTCTTCAATTGTCCAGCCTTCCAAAATACCATCTGGCCTGTGCATGGCAACAGCCAACCACAGGTCAATAAGGTGGTCCAGGTAACCTTCGCCCAGGTGCCGTTTAAGCCGTTTCCTTTTGTGGTGGCCCCTAAACGAAATTAATAACCGTATGTCACTATTCATGGCACCCCCCTTATGTTGGTGGGTTTAGCGACATAATTTTAAGGTATTTATCCACAGGCATTTTAACCTGAGCCCTTTCGTATTTGCTCAAGTCCATCCGTGTAACCTTAATGTTCTTTGGTGCAGCTTTGTTTACCCTGGTTGCCATTTCTGCCTGGGTAAGGGCCA